CTAAGTCTGGTAACTCAAAGTCTACACTTGGGGGCCACCAGCCCGTGTGTAATAGAAGCTCTGCTAACTGTCGCCGGATAGTTCCGGCACGGTAAAAGTTGCCGGCTCGCTGTCTACTACTTCTAGGTTCTCAATGCTGTTTATGAACGCGTCGAGTGTGGCGGGGACGATAACGCCAGCGCGTTGGCTGGCCTCGTAAGCCATAAAGGCTAAGTCTTCCATGCCAACGCCCGAGCCTAAGTCACTGGCGCGACGCTTAAAGCGCCTTTCCCATGCGACAATAACGGCAAGGTTAGTGACGACCTCGTAGGCGTCCTCGTTTTGTCTTTGTACTTTGAGCCTTAACTGCATGTCGGGCTACCTTTCAGGTTAGTTGTTATCAGGTTACGTCTACGGTGTAGGTGCCGCCGCGGATAACAATATCCATGGTGGCAAGTTCGCCCATTGAGGCGTTCATAACTGGCAAAGTTTCAAGGTACCCGCCGCTAAGAGTGAAGCCGGGGTTTGTGGCCGTGTACGTACCGGGTGTTGCTGGTGCAGCTGGTGAAACAATGATAGTTGCGATTTGTGTACCAACCAGAGTGCTAAGCGTTGCGTACGACTCACTTGAAGCGTAGCTCGCATACATTGTAATGGTTAACTCGTTTGCCTGTAGGCCAGCGGTGTAAACGCGAGCAGTGCCACCAAATGCGGTGGACTCTAAAGCCTCAATGGTCTGGTTAAATTGTACGCTTGTGCACTGGTCTGACAAGTCAACAGCGCCAAAAAGCACGTTTGGGTTTGATAGATAGGTACTAGTTGCCATGGGGTTTACTCCTCGGGTGTTTCTTCTGCTTCTGTTTTAGCAGATTTTGCGGGCTTAGTGTGTGATTTCTCGACAATGAAACCGCCAGCCAAAAGGTAGGCGACGTCGTGGCCGTCTGGGTTAAAAGGTTCGCCGACGATGCCGACTCTGGGACTGTTTACTACGTACATATTTTCCTAACCGGTTTGGGCCTGCATGGCTATGGTCAAGTCGTAGGCCGGATACTCAGCACCACCAATAATGGCGATAGTTGGGCGGCCGTCCTGAACACCAACTTTAGCGCCAATGACCTTGGCGGCAAGGTTCATGAGCGAGCGTTGCGCGTCTAAGTTGTTTGGGCCGAGAGTGATGCAGCGCACCGGGAACAACATTTTTACGATGTTGAAGTTAAACGCCTCAAATGTTGGCGCGTCAATGAAAACGCACGGGGGGCACAAATTGCGTGGGTCATTTACTACCTGCAAGCCACTTACGGCGCTGAGCGTTGCTACTAGGTCGTCTAACGCCTCGTTAAAGAGGTCTGTAAAGGTCACTGGCATGCGCTACGCCACTTGCGGTCTGTCAATGCCAAGCAGTTGTTTAATGACGCCTGAAAGGCCTGTAACGGTTACCGCGCCACCGTCTCCAAAACTAGCGAACGAGTCAATACTTCCCCGTTGGCGATAGAGCATTCCGCCATACTGAATAACTCCGAGCGTTACGTCACCGCTTGGGCTGGTGCTGGCGTTGTCAATGTAACCAGCCTCTTGCCTACGGCGAAAACAAAAAGCGTTTGCAGCTGACGCGCACTGAGTTAAGAATGTTGTATCGGCTACGGTTGCGGTGCCAATGCCTAACCAATCTTCAATTTGCCCGGCTGTAATCCAAGTGCATGTAGGCGCATACGTAAGCGTGCCGGTTGCTGGGCCGCGCTCGACGTCTGCCGCTGTCAACTTAAACAAGACTTGGTTTTGTATTGGCAAGTCGTAGTTAAAAAGCAGGTCGCCGTATTCGTCTACACCTAAGTAATAGAACTGCGGGCAAGCATAGACAGTGCGCGTACCGTTGAATGTTGCGTCAACGGCCGCGACTGTGATGCTGTCGCCGGGCTGTACCAGCGCGTTAGTGAGCAGTTGCAAAACGCCGTAGTTATCAACGATTTGCTTGTGCGTAATTGTGTAGACCGCCATGGCGGTAGCCCGCCTTTCGGGTTAGACGAACTTGACAAACTTGGTTGCGTCTGCCATGAAACTGGCGGCGTAACCACGGAAAGCGATAGTGCGGCCGAGCGTGCTTGGCACGTCTACCGAAATGGCGCCTTTCATCTGCTCGTAGAACTCGAAGCCTGCGGCTGGGCCTGCTGCGTGTCCCATGAATGAACCAGGCGCGTTTTTGTCAACTACCAAAACAAGGCCAAGCGGGTTGCCGTTCCAAGTGTTTGCTGCGGCTGTACCGGCGGCGTTTTGACCGCTCAAGTTTGCTGCACCAGCGTATGGGAAAAGCGGACGGCCTGAGTCGTCTACAGCGCTCGAAAGAGCCGCCCAACTGGCTGGGGTTACGACCATGTGGGTTGGCAAGTAGTTAGAGCTTGCTGAGATTTGGCGGGCGCCTTCATAAATTGCGATTACCCAATCAGCGCCAACTGCTGTATCTGTAACTGCGCTTGTTTGTGTAATTGCTGCATGGCAAGTGTCTACTGCGTAGTTGTCGGTTGCTTGACCGTAGGCGATAGCCAACTGCTCAAGAATAATGTTGATAGACGCGGGGTCTGACCAGTCCAAGTCTTGCTCTGAAACGGTTACGTAAGTACCAAAAGTAAGTTTGCTTACGTCGTTGTTGGCAACGGTTACAGTTGATGGGTCGAGCGTGTTGAGCTGGCCAGTTGGTTGCTGCGTTACGACAGGTCGCACCGTAATTTTTGGGCGACGGAATGTTGCCCCAGCGGTGGGCATTGCTTTTGTACCGATAGCGGTAACAAACGGGCGAATGGGGTTAAGCGAGTCGTACACGCTGCCGGTGATTACCTCGGGCAAGATACCCGGTGTATCGGCGGTGGTGATGTCTGGCGCAGCTGCTTTAATGCGTGCGTTCATTTCAGCAAACGCGGTGCTGCCTGCTGCCATTGCTGCGATGTATTCGCTAGGTGTTGGCAACTTAAATTGTGGTTTAGCAGTTGCCCACAAAGGAGCTGTAGGTGTTGATGCCTCGACTACTGGTGCTTGGTTTTCCATGACGGGTGACTCCTCTGGGGTTTCTGTAGTTTCTTCTTCGGTTTCGTTCTCGTCGGTGTCGGGTTCCGTCTCTACTGATGTTATATCAGACTGTGCAGCAATTTGGTGGATTTTCGCATCGGCAAAAGCGCCTTCGGAAACCATGCTTAATTCTGACCAGATAGCGGCGGTGACGTGCATAACGCCGTCTACCATTGTCCACTCTGTCGGGGTTGCGCCAACGCTTACCGAGTCGAGCACGCCGTCTTGGGCAAGTGTTAATGCTTCATCGCCAGCGTTAGTGGCTGAGATACGCGCCGCAAACATTACGCCTTCGGGTGTTTCTACGCGCTCGGTAACAATGCCAATGGGTTTAGTCGAGTCGTGGTACTGCATGAGTTTTGGCGCGGGGCCGTCAACTGGCAAACTGCCCGGCATGAAAAGTACTTCTTGCCCGGTGCTGGTACGTGCGGCCACGTTATATGGAGCGGCTAAACCGTAAATAGTGCGCTTAGGCGTAGCGCCTTTTGCGGCCTCGACAGTAAAAGAGCTGGGAGTAAACCTAATCATTTGCGTACCTCGGGGTTTCTATTGTTGTTTCTGTTTCTACTTCCGAGTCGCCTAGGTAGGACTCGCTTAGGTATTCTTCTACGTCAAACTTAACGTAAGTGCCGTGCGGTAGCACGTTGTCGCTTGACAAGGTTTCTGAAATGCAGTCAATAAAAGCCTTGGCGCCAAATAGGTAAAGGTCGGCGCGAGCGCCTGCCGATGTGGTGTATTGGTAACTGCCTTGGTCAATGCCAGCAAGGTAGTTGGGGATATTGGCGGCGCGGCATAGTTCGCGGGCTTGGAAGTCGCGAGACTCGACAAGAAGCATTTTGTCTGGGGTCGCTGTTGTGGCCTCGTATGTCAAGTACTCGTTTAGTGCTGCCGTTTGGTTTGTCATGCGCGCAGCGTTAAATGCTGCTGCCATGTCGGCTAGCTCTTGGCCGCTTAAAGGTTCGCCACCAACTTGGCGCAATACGCCAGCAGGAATAGCGCTTTCGGCATTGCGTCGTGCGCTGGCCTCTAGCCGTAAAGCAGTGGTGATGGCTTCGCTCGACGTGTAAAGCAAACCTTGGACGGGGCTAAGAAACTGAATAAGGTTTTCCGACTCGATAGGTAAACCCGAAAAGTAAACTTGGTTAGACGGCCCAAACCATACGGGGCCGGCTTGGTCTTGAGTGGTGACCATTGCAGCTGGTAGGCGCTCAAATGATGCGGGGTAACCGTCGGCGGTACGGCTTTTGATGTACCAAAATGCACGGCCGTAGAAGAAAAGGTCGTCAAATGTCCACGACAGAATAAAGTTGTTTGTGACGCTTGGGTCTATACGAGCAAGCCATGCGCGGGGGGCTAGTGAGACTGGTTCCATCTCGTCGCCGTTCCAAATGTCGCGGTACATCTCAAGTTTTAGACAACCAATGACGCTGGCCATAAGGTCACGAGCGCGGCTAATGGTCGGGACGCGCATAGCAATTTGGCGCATTTCGCCATTGGTGTACGCATAGAAATTGTTTATTTGGGACGCGCCAGCGTTACCGCCGGTGCCATAGCCCACGGCGGCTTTTATTTCTGGGTCTTGTGAAGTGCCTACCGCGGCAATTTTGTTACGTCCAAATAAAGCCATGTGGATATCTTGCCATTTCCTTTGTGGGTAAATGTGGATAACCGACCAAATCCCGACGAAATGGCCGGCTGTCCACAAGTGAGTGTACTACCTGCTGATAACAAGTAAAGGCTTGCCAGCGGAACTTGGGCGCGACTCTAAAGCGGCGGCCCATACCATGCACCGGGCTAACTCAATGGGCCCCGGGCTACGGGTAGAGCTGAGCGCCACACTGCCTTGGTGTTTAATCATGACGGCGCGCTCGACATGTTCGGCTAATAGTTTTTCGCCAGTCTGGCCTATGCGGTTTTCTACAATTAGTGACCGTACAGCAAGAGTCCATTTCAACAGCTCACGGTAGCCAACAATGGTACGCCGGCGCTCATGCTTGGGCGGGCAATGAGTTTCTAAGACTGGGGTTATGGCGATGCGCAGCTGCGGGTTACGTTCTACTTCGCGCTCGACACATGCCCACATTTCGGCCATGTTGTCTACGTCAAAAGCGGTGGTAATTACTGTTTTGTTTTCTACGCGCACGGCGCGCACGCCAACATACCGGGCTTCATCTATTGACTGCTCGATAGCAAGTACCCCGCCGGCGGGGACTTCGCCTTCATATAGGCAGGCCTCCCAAAGACCGTTTTCTAACCAGCCCGAGTGTGAGCTAGTCCACGTATTTACCGACCCACGTAGAAACGCGTTGCGGTTAGGTGCCTTGGCTTCAGCCTCAATAACGCGCATGTCGAGCGTGTGGCCGAGCGCGGGGTTTGCGTACTTCCAAGCCTCGGGGGTCATCGGGTCAATGTTGCTAGGCGGCGAATACTCAGCGAAGTAAAGCGGGCCGTGGTCGCCAGCGTCAATAGCGCGGATACCTTGCTCACGCCACCGCAACATGGCTTTACTTTCGGGTGTGCCGGCGGTGCTGAACATAAGCATTAATGGATTTTTGCGGGCGCGCTGGGACGGTAGCAAACCTTCATCTATGGCGGCCTCGCTGACACTCCATACCTCGTCTACACAAATAAGGTCGGCGCTGTAACCGTGGCCGGCTTGTGGAGTAGCTGCGCGAACTAGCCATGTGCTGCCGTCTGGCATCTCTAGGTTCATGCGGCCGTACGACCAAGAAATCTTGGCATTGAACTTGGCACCAAGAATTGGCGCGAGGTACTTGAACAG